TGAATACGGCGACTTCAAGCCTAGTGTGTGGGGAAATGTGGTAAGACCAACTTTGTCTAGCACTATGGGCTGGGCGGTGTTTGGTGGTACGCCGAAAGGCAAGAACCAGTTTCACGACATCTACAAAGTAAGCCAGGTAGTGCCAGATTGGTTTCTGTTAAGGCTACCGGCATCAGTGTCCAAGCTATTGCCAGACACAGAATTGCAGGCGGCTCGGTCGCAGTTAAGCACTGATCAATACGATCAAGAGTATGAGTGCAGCTTTGATGCGGCTATTCTTGGGGCGTTCTACGGTCAGGAGATGCGCCAGGCGCAAGATGAGGGCAGGATTTGTGAGCTACCGTTTGAGCCTGAGTCGCCTGTTTTTACTGCGTTTGATTTGGGTTACCGAGATGACACCGCCATTTGGTGGTATCAGGTAGTGCGGGGCGAGATCAGGGTGATGGACTATTACGCGGTCAGCGGCGCAAGCATTGAGGAAATAGCCGATGTGGTCATAGCCAAGGGCTACCGATACACCCGCCATTTCCTGCCGCATGATGCCAGAGCCAAGACCTTAGCAAGCGGTGGTAAGTCCATTGTCGAGCAATTGGCTGCACATCTGGGCGGCATGAGCAAGCTGGCAATAGTGCCTGAGATTGGCATACAAGACGGCATCCAAGCCGTGCGGATGATCCTACCCATCTGTTATTTTGACCCAAGCTGTGATGAGGGGCTGGAAGCGTTAAGGCAATATCAGCGGGAATATGATGAGGATAAGAAAACTTTTCGTCAAACTCCGCGCCACGATTGGTGCTCACACCCCGCAGATGCGTTTAGAATGCTTGCAGTAGCTTATAGACAAGAAGCAAAAGATCAGACACCGCCCAAGGGCAAGACCCTGCAAACCATCACACTCGATGAGCTGTGGGAATATGAGATGCAACATAGAGAGGAGCGCATATGAGCCAGCCAGTAGCAGAAGTCGGTGGGTATAAGAACATCATCGCAACCGGCGCAGTAACCCCTGGCCCTTGCCAGTTGATTGGTTTCTACGTTAACAGCACCACCGCAGGCACATTGGTGCTCCGCAACGGTGGGGCTAGTGGCGATGTAATGAGTGGCACGATCACACCGGCTATTGGCTTTCACCGATTTCCCGCCAACGTGGGGGTCAGTCTGTACGCCACAATTGCAGGCACTGCATTGGATGTGACATTTTTCTTTGCCGCAGGTAGCTAATCATGTACCATGAAGACGGCGCATACGAGGGGGAAGACCCAGGCCCGTATTGGCACGATCAGATCGAGACCGCCATCAAGATATTTGACAAGTGGGAGAAGCGCGGCTTAAAGGTTGTTAAGCGGTATCGGGATGAGCGCGATGCCATTGAGATGCCACGCATGAAGTTCAACATCCTTTGGTCAAACATCCAAGTCCTGTTTCCAGCCCTGTACGGTCGCCAAGCCAAGCCCGAAGTTTCACGCCGCTACATGGATCAAGACCCTGTGGGTCGGCTGGCATCCACAATGCTTGAGCGTGTCATGGAGTACGAGACCACCCAATTTGGTGACTTTGACTCGGCAATGAGTGGCGCGGTACAGGACAGATTACTACCTGGTCGAGGAACGGCATGGATTCGCTACGAGCCTGTAATCGTCAATGACCGACCTAATGATGACGGCGTACTAGACGAGACCGAAGAACCGCAGGTTTACAACGCGGTGGAAGACCCGACAGAGCGCATTGACGCAGCTCACAGCCCAATTGATTACGTCTACTGGTCAGACTTCTTGCATTCACCAGCTCGCACATGGGATGAGGTGTGGTGGGTTGCTCGCGCCGTCTACATGACCAAGGAAGAGGGCGTAGAGCGCTTTGGTGACGTGTTTAAGAATGTCAGCCTGACCAGCTCAAACACCGACATGGACGGCAAGAATCCCATGACCGCCAAGATGACCTACGACAAAAAAGCGATGGTCTATGAGATTTGGAACAAGCGCACGGCAAAGGTTTGCTGGATTGCCAAAGGTTATCCACAGGCATTAGATGAGCGTGATGACCCGCTAGAGCTTGATGAGTTCTTCCCATGCCCTAAGCCGTTGATGGCGACCACCACCACCGGTTCGATGATCCCTGTGCCTGACTATTGTGAGTACGAGGATCAGGCGCAGGAGCTGGACAACCTGACCCAGCGCATTTACTTGCTGACCAAGGCTTGTAAAGCGGTTGGCGTGTTCAATGCTGAGTTTAAAGAGCTGTCTCGGATGTTTAGCGAGGGCGTGGACAACAAGCTATTCCCAGTAACTGGCTGGGCGGCAATGTCGGAAAAGGGCGGCTTAAAGGGCGCTATCGACATGATGGACACATCGCAGATCATTTTGACTTTGCGGGAACTTTACAGCGCCCGAGAGCAGGTCAAGCAGTCAATCTACGAGATCATGGGCATATCGGACATCCTGCGTGGATCGTCCAAAGCCCAAGAAACATTAGGTGCTCAACAACTTAAGGCCAACTTTGGTAGCCTGCGGTTAAAGAGTAGCCAAGGCGATGTGGCGCGGTTTGCAACCGACATCTTTAAGCTCAAGGCGCAGGTCATTTGCAAGTTTTACCCGCCCGAGCTGATTGTTGAGATGTCTGGGGTGATGAACACACCGGACGGTCAAGACCCGCAGATGATGCAAGCGGCATTGCAGATGTTGTCCGACAGCACAATACGCGACTTCCACATTGCGGTCGAGGCTGACAGTCTGGCGCAGATTGACGAGCAGGCTGAGAAGCAGGGCGCACAAGAAGCCATCCAAGCAATTGGTCTATTCTTGCGTGAGGCAATCCCCATGATTAGCCAAGCGCCTGAGACCCTGCCTATGGCGTCTGAGATGCTGTTATTCCTTGTGCGCCGGTTCAGAGCTGGTCGCGGGCTGGAGAGCGCGGTTGAGAGGGCAATGAAAGCCCTGCAAGACAAGGCAGACGCTGCCAAGCAGCAACAGCCTGGCCCACCGCCTGAGATGATGCAAATGCAAGCAGAGCAGCAGGCAGAGCAGATGCGGATGCAGGCACAGGCGCAGACTGAGCAAATGAAAGTGCAAGCACAGGCTCAAATTGAGCAGGGCAAAGCACAGCTTGAAATGCAAATGCACCAGGCTAAGACTCAGGCAGAGATGCAATTAGCTCAGATGAAAGCCGAGTTTGAGGTTGCCAAGCAGAATAATGAAATGCAAATTAAGGCCAGAGAAATGGCTGGAAGGGAAGAATATGAGCGATGGAAAGCAGAGCTGGATGCAGCGACTAAAGTCTTGGTGGCTCAAATTGGCGCAAAAGCTGGGCTTGACCAAGCCGCAATGAGCGCACAAATGGCGGCATCCGAGGAGCTTGACTCTACTCTGGGTGACGGCATGAGCGAGGCGATTAACCGTTTGGCTGATATGCACGGTCAGACGCTGGGGCAGATTACCGGCGTAATGCAGGCAATCAGCGCACCCAAGCGCATTATTCGTGGGCCAGACGGTCGGGCGGCGGGTGTTGAGATTGCGGTATGAGCTTGGTCTTAGCCGATAGGGTCAAGGAGACCACCACCTCCACAGGTACAGGCACGATAACCCTTGGCGGCGCAGTAGCTGGGTTTCAGTCATTTAGCGTCATTGGTAACGGCAATACAACTTACTACACAATCTCAGGCGGCACACAGTGGGAGGTTGGAACTGGTACATATAACGCAAACACGTTGACTCGGGACACGGTGCTGGATTCATCCAGTGCTGGCGCTTTGGTGGACTTCACCAACGGGTCAAAGGACGTATTTGTTACGTTGCCTGCTGAAAGGGCAATCACATCCATTGCGTCTGCTGATGCAAGCATTATTGTTACTACGGTTGGATCGCTTGTTGATCTTTCGGTATCGCAAACGTCTCCAGCCTCGGTGCTTGTTGAACGAGTGCGAAATTCAACTGGCGCAACCTTAACAAAAGGCACGGCGGTTTATATCTCAGGCGCGACAGGTCAGCTACCGACTGTCTCCAAAGCATTGGCAACAAGCGATGCGACATCAGCGCAGACTTTAGGATTGATAACCAGTGACTTGGCAAACAATTCAAATGGCTATGTAACCATCATTGGATTGGTGGATGACCTTGACACGTCAGCGTACACCGATGGGGTGCAACTTTATCTCAGCCCAACTACAGCGGGAACTTTGACCGTAACCAAGCCTTACGCACCACAGCATTTGGTCTATGTGGCTGTTGTTGCCCATGCACACCCAGTTCATGGCAAGTTGATTGTTAAGGTGCAAAACGGCTACGAGATGGATGAGCTGCACAACGTCTCAGCACAAAACCCCAACAACGGCGATATATTGGTTTACAACACAAGCACTAAACTTTGGGAAACCGCTGCCAACGCCGTAGGCACGGTTACATCGGTTGGCGGTACAGGTACGGTTAGCGGTCTTACCTTGTCGGGCTCAGTCACAAGCTCAGGCAATTTAACCTTGGGCGGCGCAATAACAGGCTTTGCCGCAAGCGGCGCAAACACCGATATAACGTCAGTGGCATTGACCACAGGCACAATCAGCACAGCGCCAGCCGCCGCCACAGACATTGTGAACAAGACCTATGCGGATGGATTAGCGGCTAAGTGGGGCGCATAAGTGTTTGGTTACGCCTCGTTTGCCGAGCTACCGTTTGCCACGATTGGCGCAGCGGTAATACCGCCAACCCCTACCGAGCTTTTGCTTGGCGGTCACTTTGGCTTTGATGAGCGCGATAAGGCTTGGGAGCAGGACAAAAAGCAAGAGGCCAAGCGCAGGGAAAGAATCAAGACCGCATTGTTTGGCTTACCGCCAGAGCAGCGCGAGCAGATTGCACCCACCGAAACAATAAATATTGCGGCACAAACAGTAATCACTTATGATGCGGTCATGGTTCAGATTGAAACGCTGAAAAAGCGGATTGAGTTTGAGCAAGATGAAGAAGATTTCGAAACACTTTTGGATTTGCTATGAAACGTACTTGGGTTTATCCATCAGATGGCAGCGAGGCTT